GCCCCGGACTTAGTCGGGCGAAAGTTGCCCGACTTTACCGAGGTTTTGATCCCCATGCCCTTAGCCATGATTAAGCTGCCGCGCCGCCGTAGAAAAACAATGTGACACTGGTGACTTCAGCGTTATTAAAATCAATAAAGACACCTGAATCGAACACAATCCCCATGTCCGGAAGAATGATGTCATATGCTCCTGCTGCCCCAGGCGTATTGATGGTTACTAAAACCGTTCCTGCGGAAGTAGTGCCGTTTTTTAACGTAAACGATGATGCAGTGTCACTGCAGGTGTAGTAGATCCCTGCTACACGAGTGCGTCCGGAAATTGCGTCATCATCAGACGTCTTGGTGACCGAACTTATATTACTGTTGCTCATCTGCGCTCTCCGTCTCTGGTGCGTCTAACCGATTAATTAACATTCGGTAAGCTGTAATGGTGGCTTGAGCTTGAATTTGAAAGACTTGCGCCCTATTTAATTCTTGCTCAAGCTCCCTTATCTCAGCTTCCAAAAATTCCTTGGTTATCTGCATTAGGCGAAGGTGGCGTAAGCAGGAACGTAATAAGCTGTTCCGCCAATCCGAACCTTAATTGCCTTGGCCACCGTAGTAACAGACGTAGCAGTTGGAGCAACCGTTGCAGCAGGGCCCGACTCAATGTTGATTAGGTTCTGAACCTCGCCGGTCTGCGAGCCGCTGTCTGTAACACGAATAAAGGAAGAAGCTGCGCCCAGGGTGACGTTAGTACCGTAATCGGTGTCCAGCTGAAGAACAGCCAGCGTGCCACCAGGGGTCGTTGCAGTACCACCTAGGGTTGCGCGGATTGCGTTAGCAGCGCCAGAAATAGTTCCGCCGGTATTAATCGACGTAGAAATATGTGCTCCATTAATCGTTCCTGCGGTTGCAGCGTCTGCACCGGTCACGACTGAGAAAGCACGAAGGGTCTCGCCAGAACCAGTTGAGGTAAAGGCCAGACGCTGATAAGAAAGACGGGTATCGCCAGTCGTGGCAGAAGTCGTGCCGTATGAACTGGAAATATTTCCTGCAGTAGTTACGGTGATAGGGGAAGCGGAAGTACCGCCAATAAAGCCATTCAGTGATTGAACTGGGCCGGAAAACGTGGACGTCGACATTGAAGTTACCTCTCATGCGAGTTAAGTGCGGTTGTCTGCATGACGTCTAGCCGGGACTAGTCAAACGCACCGGGGACCCCGGGATACCACCTTTTTACGCCGTATTTGTCGCCGTGTCAAGGAGCTTATTGTTCTTTTTAAAGTTTTCCTCTGCGGTCAAAATTTGAAGATTCCAGGGCACATGCAGTCCACAAACTTCTTTACCAAGGAGCGGAACAATATGGTCCACCGCATAGGCCCTTGGGTGGTTCTCGCAAAGGCGAACCACTTCTTTGTAGATTTTGCGGATTTCTGCCCTTTGCTCCGCAGAAAGCCATTTTGGGGTGGCATTTTTGTGCCTCCTACGGCGATCATTAGTGGAAGATTTGACTTCGTCTGGGTTAACTTTCTTCCAAGCTTTTCTATATTTGCGCTTATCTTCCTCCGCTCTAGCCAAGGCCCGTTGTATGACTAAATCTCGATTTTTGGCGTAATACCGCTTTTTGTTTTCTACTCCCTTGGTTTTGTTGTAGTTAACAAAGTACTCTTTTCGGCGTTCATAAAGCCCTGTGGCTTCATTTTTAACGCACTGCACACATGAACCTTTTGTTTTCCTTAGAGCAATATGACCATGTTTACAAGGTAAACCTGTGAAGTAGTATTTAGCGCCAATTGCCTTGGCCTCAGCGCGGTTATTGGGGTAGTTTTTATAGTCCATAGCTTATTTTGACACAGGTAATTGCTTGTGTCAAAAAACCCCGGCTTTTGGCCGGGGTTCTCTTAATGCTTTGGCTTATCAGGGGGTTCCTGGTGAACCAAAAAGACCGCGCGGATCAGAAAATCCGAAGCTGTATCGCTCGCGGGCCTTGTAGCGAACGTTGCCCGTTTCGAAGTCTCCTTCAAAACCGGTTTTCATCGAAACACGCTCAAACATCTTCATTCCGTTAGGAGCGTCGGTCTTGATGAAGAACGCATCCGGATCGGTCAGATAATGGTTGACAGTGTAGCCCTGGGGAATCATGCCCATGTTGTTGATCGCATTGATGTCGTTGTCTGCAGTACCAACACGCAGCGTGGACTTCATAATACGGTCAGCCGTAAACATGAGTTCCTTCGGGATGATCAGCTTCAGGCCCTGAACAGCGATCTTCAGGCCACGCTCGTCGGTGAACGCAGCGATGTCGATCAAAGCCTGCTCAAGTGACGTCTCCGACAGGTCAGCCGGGGTGGAGAGCTCATTGCGGAGATCCGGTCCGGACAGGGTCGGGTGGTCGGTTGCGCAGAGAGGCTTGCCGTCGCCACCGGTAGAGGTGGTGAAAGCGCCGTTTAGAACGGAAGCAGCCTTGATCTGCTTGGTTTGTGCCATGGAACGAGCCAGGGCACGGGTGTAGCGAGCGGCCAGACGATCGTACAGGTTATCTTCCACTGCCTCTTCGGTCAGGGAGAAAGCCAGTGCGATGGTCTCATGGGTGTAGCGAGCCGTATAGACTTCCTGTGCGTTGTCATAAGCGACGCCAGCACCTTCAGTCTTGACGGGAGCCTCACCAAAGCCAGACTCCATCACTTCCTCTTCAAATGCACGGTCAGAGGACTCGATGGAATAGATCTGGGCATGCTCGTTTTCGTAGTTTTTGTACTCCAAGCCAAACAGGGCGTTCAAACCCGGCTCAAGCTCTTTTACCAGTTGTGCGCGTGAAATAGCCATTTGTCAGACTCCTTACGATGCCACGCCAGCTACGCCGGAACTACCATAGCTGTGATTGTTGATCTTAACGACGAGCTGTGCATATGCACCAAGCTCATTGCCGGGGGCATTGTACAGGCCGACAATTTTCAGCGTATTGCCTGCTGTGGTATCAGGAGCACCGTTGGTAGTCATTGCTGACTGGCCGGTAGTTGCATTGCCTGAACCATAGGTAACACCGACGTTCTCGCCAATGTCTGATTGAGCGATAGCGGTGCTATCTGCCTGGATCAGGAACAGTTGGCTGGGATCATCAATAATGTCTGCTTGAATATCAACAGTGAAAGCAGCATTAGAAATGAACTTGTTAGACCAAGTCGGTTTGCCGGTCGTAGGATCGGTGTAATAGCAGCCGTTGAAAACGCCGACTGCGGCCTGGGTTGCGGAGCTCAGACGCTGGATGTAACCACCCACGAGACGTACCAGATCGCCCTGGTAAATGTTCGTGTTGTAGTCTTCCTTAATCAGGTACCCATACTGCTTTTGCGCACCCGTAGCAGACAGGTTGCCCAGAGCGCGCATACCAAAAGGCTTATTGGTATTTGCCATTTTTATTTCCTTTAAAAGAGGTTATTCGTCGGACTTAGGCCCGCCGAAAGTAGTTTTCGACCGCCGCTCCGGACTGTTAATACGCATCGACCCGTGGGCGTTGCTCTTTAACAGTTCGTTATCGACAGCCTTTAATTGGTCCGATGTTCTGTCCCTATAATATGCACGTCGCTCTTCTGCCGTCTCATCAGGAATTCTTGCAAGCAACAGGCTTCCCACGCCGATCACGCCGGCATGTTGGCCGTCATTTACCGAAGTCGAATAGAAGTCAGGGTACTCATCCGCGCGGACGAGCTCATATCCCTCACGGAGCTTTGCTGACACGTTGCTTCGGTCATCAAATCCGTTCGCTTCCTTTCTAATCCAACGGTGCCTGAAGCCTGGAGGCGCAGGAGGCGCATCCAACTTCGAAGGAGGGGCCCAAGGTTTACGCCGCGCAGTCTTTTCCCGGGTCTCAGTTTCCCGAGAACTGCGATTTAATTTAGGCACTTCAACTTGATCAACCATGGTTTACTCCTTGACGTATTTGGCATATTCCTCGAGAGGAACACCCAGTTTTTTAGCAATCGCAACCTGGCTCGGTGTGAGCTTTACGGTGCGGCGTGCTGAATTTACCCCGGATGACCGGGATGCAGGCGCAACAGTTTGCACGGGTCTGTCGGCTCTGTTATTACTCACAGGTGACTTATTACCACCAAATCGGTCAGGAAACAAGCCCTTTATTCTACGATCTAATTCTGAATAATACTCGTCAGAGTTCGGATCGTAGCCTTCTTTGGTTACCAGCTGCAGGTGGACCCCACGGGCGGCGCTCGTCATAACAACGTCCTCGCCAAACCATTCGTTTTCCTCGGCCCAGCGCTCGGCACGCTCAGAAACCTGCGGCGCACGTTGCACGGGCTGTTGA